GCATCATATGTTTTAAAAGCTGTTGCCATTGTAAATCTCCTTTATAGCATATCAAAAAATAAGGAAGCAGCATCGTCTTGTTTACCAGACTTCCTTAACCGAGCACGCTTTTTATTATTGGCTTCAGCGGCTGCATCTTCATTTGAATTGCCTCTTCCAGATTTTTGTACTTTAGGAACTTTTTTAACTGCCTTCTTCTTCGGAGCAACCTTTGTTGTTAACTTGTCAAATTCCATAGCTTTCTTAATAATTAAGACACTACGGTGATCTGCTAACTGGTTGATCTCGTCAGCTCGAAATCCTACAGAAGTAGCGTAATCTCTTACGTCCTTCTTAATGGTAGAACTTGCATCGCTCCACTCAGGCATAGCTTCAACTAATCTAGAGTATTCGTGTTGTACAAATTGTGCTCTAGCTTTTTGTGCTTGTTCAGCTTGTTCTTGTTGTATAAGAACTTGCTGTTGTTGCACATTGTTTACTCTATCCTGGGCATCTCTGTACTCATCTTTCTTTAGCATATACTGGTATGGGTCTTCTTCTTTTAAAGCAGTCCAATCAGTATTTTCAAAGTCAGTCAGCTTGGCCGATTGTTGCTCTTGCAACATCTGTAGACCATTAGCGTACATTTGCCTCTCTTGCTCTAGCTTGCCACGTTCGGACTGGATTTGCTCCGTCTCCTTTCGTGCCTCTGCTAATGCTTGAGACTTACGAGTATAGTCAGCCTGCCTTTGATAACCGTTCTTAAGTTCGTCTATACCAACTTCCAATTCCTTTCCGTCTACTTTTATTGTATACTTTAAGTCTTCTTCCGCTACTACATCATACTCTTCTTCTTCAGTTACCTCTTCTTCGGTTTCTTCTTCAGCTTGTCCCTCTTCGGGGGCTTCTTGTTCTACCTCTTCAGCTTCCTCAGTTTCCTCTACCTCTGTCTCGTCAACAGGTGCATCGGTTACCTCGCTTGCGGTTTGCTCTTGTGAGTCCCACATACTAAGGATTTTATTACTAGCATCTGCGGTTGAACCCGCGTGTGCTCTATTATCATTTACAACTTCTTGGGTGTTCTCTTCAGAATCCATTTGGTTACTCCTCTACCTTAATTAAAATTACCTTGCTCCTTCTCAGCAAGTTTGCCAGTTTCAAATACAGACTTAATGTGTTGTTCTACTAAGTCTAGTGCTTTGATTGTTATGTATAATCTATCTCTTTCAACCTCTTCGGCAACACGGGTATTCAATAGATGTTCAATTAATTCTTTTCTTATTGTTGCGAATGCCTCTTGAAACAAAGGATTATCTAACAACTGCCTAGCATCATCTGCTCTGCGTACCTCCTCACTCTTCTTACTCATACTAACTCCCTACCTAGTTACCAATCTTAACAGCCCTTTCCTGTTCTCTTTCCAATACAAGCTCTTGTTGTTTAAGTGCAAGTTCTGCTTTCTTAATCTCAAGTTCTTGTGCTTTAATCTGCATATTAACAGACGCTTCTTGTTTCTTAAGTTCTAAATCTTGAGCTGCCAATTGTGCTTCTAGCTGCATTTCTTGTTGCCTGATTGCAGACTCTTGTTGTATCTTCTGCATTTTGACTTCAATTTCTTGTGCTTTGAGTTGAGCTTCTGCTTGCTGGGCTTGTTCTTCTGGAGATGGTCCTTGATTTTGAGGAACGTCCTGATCGCCTGGGTCTGTAATAAAATCATCTACATTCTTCATACCCATAGCTTTTATTTGTTCTGCTACTAAGTTGTACACGTTCTTAGGTTTAAGCATCATTCCTGCTGCTGGGTGCTGTGCAATCATTTGTATTGTTTGCGTTAGCCTGCCCAAATGCATAAGGTTCATATCTTTATTACCAAAGCCTAGTCCTACTTGTGCAACACAATCCATCTTCTCTTTCCATTCGTGTGGGTATAGAGTAGTCCAAGTGTTGTTTAATCTTACAAGTTTCTCTGGCTTTTCAAACTTCTGTACTAACATATAGACAGAGTTTGCTAAGTCTTTCATACCTGTCTCAGCAAATATTCTAGCTATTAATTCTATTTTCTGCTGTGCTGCAGTCATTACTTGACCCACGCCTGTAGCAGTTTGGTGTGACTTTAAGCCACCTTCAGATAGGCCCATAGACTGCTTGCTAACACCAGTACGTTCTTCTCTAATGCTGTCTAAATAACCTAGCATATTAAAAGAATTCTGGTCTAGCTGTGGAGTTGCTAAAGGATTTACAGCACCTGGTGTGCGTACCCTTACAATTCCTCCTGGTCTAGAAGTCATTAAGTCATCTAAATTTACTTGTCCTTCTACCACCTCATAACGCCCATTGTTTGTTAGATACATATTGTCTAACAAGTTACGCATTAAAGTAGTCTTAATTAGTTGAAGGTCGGAGATTAAGTCATATATACTCAGACCGTAGAACTTATGAGGCATTGGGATTGGCGTAAGGGAGGAGAAGGGAACACTATCCACAGCCTCATTGTCCAACAGTTCGTTTCCAACCTTCGTTACTTTTCTTAATTCAGCTATGCCATCGTTGTCATAGTCTACTCTTAGGTAGCATTCTGTGACCCATACACCGTCATCAATATCACCTTCTGGTGACTGGTCTTGTTCATAGGAAAATCTTGAGAGTCTTTCAGCTTTGTGCTCAGCTTCATCATTACTAAAAACATTATCTATCTTACTTTTAGAATAACCTTGCTGTATTAATTCTGATTTAGTTCTCTTTACTCTATGCCCAACAAACCTTGCAGTGTCGATTGTCTTTGCATATTTGTCAATTAAAAATTCTTCTGGTGGTACAGCTTCAATACGAACCTGTCCATCTTCATATGTTCTGTTTACTACAACATCGTGTGTGACTTCTTGTGGTTGTAGAGACATCATCTCTTCTTCCTGATCGCCACCATTTTGTGTGTGTTGTTTTACTTCTACATTGTCATCCATTAAAAGAGCCATAAACTCTTCTTCTGTTAAATTCTTGTATTCTTCTTTTAATACTTCAGTTGTATCATCCCAGTAATGTTTGACTATACCGTTCTTTTGTAACAGTGCATCCTTGAACCACTGGTATATTATACTAAAGCCTGGGTTCTGACGCATTATGACATAGTTTACATAGTCCGTAGACTGCTTAGCCATTTCAACATCTTCAGGACCTTGTGGTTCAAACTGTACCACCTTGTCTCCAGAAGTAAATATCTTCATAAGACTAGGCATAATCCATTCGATTACATCTGCTACATCCCTTGTGACAATCTGAGAGCGTCCTTCTTGTTCGTTACCATACTTCTTACCGTAGTAACGGTCCATTGCATCAGAGCGTTGGTCAGTTAACTTGCCATCTTTATACCCAAGAGCAGAAGAAATCTCTTGCTCTAGGTGAGAAGCAAGCTCACGCTTTGTCATTTTAGCCATAAATTATTTACCTTTGTTAATAGGGTATTTAGATTCTTTAAGTGGAGGTGGTGTAGTAACTGCCTTCATTATTTCTTTAAGGTCTTTAATGTCTTGTGACATCTCCAGTAGTTTGTTCTCTAGCCATTTCGGATTCATATCTTCTCCTATACTATCCAACTCAAATCAGTCTTAGGGAGTTCCTTTCCCCAGACACTATCGTTACCTGTAAATACTACATCTGTTACACATAAGTATCTAAAAGCATCGCTGGCGTGAGAGGTCCAATCGTGGACTGGTCTCTGACTCCATATCTTTTTCTTATCATCATAACTACTTCTATACTGTAGTAATGCTTCTAATCCTTTGTTAGTTTTGTTTTCATCAAACCAACATTTGTTTAAATAATTTCTAGTAGTTTCTATACCATCCATTACCTTTAACTTTGGTGCTACCTGAAAATCAATACCTAGGTCATATGCTAGATCGCGTCTTGATTTACCTGTAGAAAATTCTCTTACTACAATATCGTGAGGTGCAATATGTGCTCCGTAATTATAATCTTTCCTATTAAGAACATCGATATAATGAGGCAAGCCTTCATTTGAGTTTTCATAATAATCTATGACGTGCACTGATTTACCTATGAATTGTACAAACCAAATTGAAGTTGCGTCTGAGACTCCTAAGTCCCAGCAAGTTACTACTTGTTTAGACGGGTCATAAGGTACGTTCCCCACGCGGTCTTCTTCATAAGCAGTTTCAATCTCTTTAGCATAATACGCACCTCTAAGTGCAGCAGACCAAGAACACTCGTATTCTTGTTCAAATTCAGTTTCTGCCATATCTTGTTTCGCAAGTTCCAACTCTTCATCATCTAATATTCCTGTTTCACTAGCTTTAAATAAGAACCTAGCCCAGCCCTTCTTCTTAGGTGCTGTATGGTATAGGTCATAAAAATCGTTCTTTCCTTTTGGTGTGCCAATAAATATAGCATAACCTTTTCTGTCTGAAAGTGCTGGCCTGATCACCTCACTATACATCTTAGGGTTCATCTGGGCAAATTCATCTAGGACAACTCCGTCCAAATAAATTCCCCTTAGCGTATCTGGGTTATCTGCACCATATAGTTGTATCCTGGCTCCAAGGAAGTCAGCTCTTAGCTCGGCCTCATTGAACTTAACATCAGGAAACACCACACACAGACGTTTTAATTCATCCCAAGCAACCGTCTTAGCTTGTTTAAATAGTGGAGCTAAGTACGCGTATCGCGGGGCTCTCTTACCACTACCTATATCTTGCACTGCTGACTTAATTAACTCATTAACAGCAAACACAGTCTTACCAAATCTTCTATGACAAACAACAACATTAAATCTTGCTAGGTTTGTATGCAGATGTCTTTGTAATTCCCTAGGTGTATAAGGTATTACTATAGGTTTCCTATCCTCTTGCATAGAGTCTAGTGTACCTTGTCGCTCTTATCTCTTAGTATATGGACCTGGTTTGCATCCGCAATGTCAGTCTCATTAGCTGCCCATTGTATATCAAACTGCCTATCTTCTACTACAACGTGGTGCTTAGGACTCCATCCAGCCTGTGTCTTGAGCCAGAATGTAGTCATACTAGGGTTTTCCCCAGAGACAG